GGCAACTTTCTGTCGCCGCGAAATTCGAAGGAGGGGGGGATTAGGGATGGATCGAGGGGAGCAGAAGACCTCAGGACGCCGCCAGAAGGGCCAGCCACCGCGTCAGGATGCCCCAGGAGCCGCGATCGGCCATATTCGGGACCTCACGCCAGATCCGGCGAACCGACTCGCCCACAATCCACGCAATCTGGGCATGATCGTCGAGGCCCTGCACCATGTCGGCGCCGCGCGGTCCATCGTGATCGACGAGGACAACGTGATTCTGGCAGGCAATGGAGTGACGGAGGCGGCCGCTGAGGCGGGGCTCACGAAACTGCGGGTGATTGACGCCGCGGGCGACGAGATTGTCGCGGTACGGCGGACCGGCCTGACGGCCGAACAGAAGCGGGCGCTGGCCATATATGACAACCGGGCCGGCGAATTGGCGACCTGGAATACGGAACAACTCGCCGCGGACATGAAGGCCGGCCTCGACCTCAAGCCGTTCTTCTTCGAAGAGGAACTCGCGGCGCTGCTGAAGGACGGAACGGACCAGCACCCGGTGGAATTTACGGCCGTCGATGAAACCCTCGAGACGGAGCACACCTGTCCGAAGTGCGGCTACGAGTGGAGCGGCAAGGGGTGATCGTGCTCCGAATGGCCAGTCCGTGGGCGCCGACCCGCCGTTGTGCCTTGACGGAATCCTCGCCGACGATCTCAAGTCGTGGCATCGGCAAAGCGTTCATCTCCCAACATTGGCTTGAAGAGGATGGAAGCAGAGCAGAGCAGAGCAGAGCAGAGCAGATGAAGAAACCACTCTTCACGCCGCTGACGATGGCCGATGTCCAGGCCGCTCCATTGACCGGCTTGACGCATGTCTCGACCTTCAGCGGTGGTGGCGGCTCCTGCCTCGGCTTTCGCCTGGCCGGTTTCCGTACGCTCTGGGCGAACGACATCGAGGAGCACGCGCGTCAGTGCTATCAGGCCAATCTGGCATCACCGATTGATGGCCGGGACATCCGGCATCTGACGGCTGCTGACATCCTCACGGCGACGGGCCTCGCAATTGGGGAGCTCGATGTTTTCGAGGGCTCACCCCCTTGCACGGCCTTCTCGACGGCTGGCAAGCGCGCGAAGGGCTGGAACCAGACCAAGGATCATGCCGGCCATGTACAGACCAACGTTGAGGATCTATTTTTCGAATGGCTGCGGCTGCTCGACGGCTTGTGACCGCGCGCCTTCGTTGCCGAGAACGTCGAAGGCATGGTCAAGGGCGTCAGTAAGGGCTACTTCAAGGACATCATGCGGCGGATGAAGGCGCTCGATTATCGGGTCGCGGCCCGCATCATCGATGCGCAATGGCTCGGCGTCCCGCAACACCGGCCCCGCGTGATCTTCATCGGCATGCGCACCGACGTGCAGCAGGAGCCCCGCTTCCCGATCCCGCTATCCTACCGCTACACCGTGCGCGAGGCCTTGCCCTGGCTCAATGGGGCCACGCAGGAACTCGGCGGCCGCTGGGCTATCGATCTCACCGACCGGCCCGCCCGGGCGATCACAAACCAGAACCGCCTGCGCGCCGTGCACGATACGAGCGGGATCATGAGCACGGGTGATGAATCTGATCGGCCGGCAGCAACCATCACGAAGTGTGGTATTGGCCATCACAAAATCGAGCAGATCATTGGCAATGATGACTTTGAACCGAAATGGGGTCCGCTCGATCAGCCGCATCCCACCATCATGCGCGCCGGGGCGCGGACTTCAGGGGAGGTGCGCATCGATGGACAGCGGCGCAACTTCACGATCGCTGAGGTGCGGCGGATCTGCTCCTTCCCCGATGATTATGTGATGTCCGGGTCCTATTCAAAGCAATGGGCCAGGCTTGGCAATTCCGTCCCGCCATTGATGGCAAAGGCCATCGCCGACGCCGTGCGGGACACCTTGCTGCAGTGATGAGAGGCCGCAAGCCGAAGCCGACGGCGCAGAAAGTACTCGAGGGCAATCCAGGGAAGCGCCCATTGAACCCGCACGAGCCAGACTTTCCGCCGCCTGCCGACACGATCCCACTTGAACTCGAAGGCGATGCGCACGCACTGAAGGAGTGGGCACGGCTCTCGCCGCTACTCGAAAGCGCACGAGTTACGACGGAGGCCGACCGCGGCTCGCTCGTCGCGCTCTGTCAGCAGTGGAGCCAGTATCTCGAAGCGACCCAACGGATTCGGACCTCGGGGATGGTCGTGAGGACCCCGAACGATTACCCGATGCCGAACCCCTACATCGCGATCGCGAATCGCGCGCTCACGCACTGCGTCAAGTTGTGGGTGGAGCTCGGGCTGACGCCGTCGAGCCGATCGCGCGTAACCACGACGCCGCTGGTCGGATGGACGGGACATTCCGCAATCGCGAAACCGCTGTCGAGGCTGGCGCAATTGCAAGAACAGGCGGTCACCTTGCGCCGACCGATCGGGATGGTGAAGTGATGCGGTTCAGGCACCGCGTCGATCAGTATGCCGAACGCGTGCACGAGGGTGAGATCATCGCGGGCCCGCTCGTCCGGCTGGTCTGCGATCGCCACCTGGCTGACCGGCGCCAGGCCGCCAAGAAATCAGGCCATCCCTTCCGGATCGTGTTCCACGAAGCCGCTGCCAATCACGTAATTGACTTTTTCGAAGGCGTGCTCCGGCTTCCCGACACGCTCGATACATATGGCGATCCGATTCCCTTCACACTCACACCCGCGAATACCTTCATCGTCGGATCGATCTTCGGGTGGAAAGGCGCCGATGACTGGCGCGTCATCCGTGAGGCCTACATCGAAGAGGGCAAGGGCAATGCGAAATCACCCCTGGGTGCAGGTATCGGTCTGTACGGCATGACGATGGACGGCGAGCAAGCGGCCGAGGTGTATTCAGTCGCGTCTGGCATCGACCAGGCGCGCATCTGCTGGCTTGATGCCGATCGGATGGTCGAAGCCTCGCCCGATCTGAGTGATTTGGTGCATCGGGGGAAGGACAATCTCGCGTACGCCGCGACGTATTCTTGGTTTCGGCCTCTCTCGAAAGAGAAGCGGGGCAAGTCGGGCCCCCGGCCGCATATCGTGATCTTCGACGAGATGCATGAGTACGCCGATGCCGTCGTGGTGAACAAGATGCGGGCGGGCACGAAGCGGCGCCGGCAACCACTCTCGATCGGGATCACGAATGCCGGTTATGACCGCACGTCGATCTGTTGGCAGCATCACGAGCATGGGCGCAAAGTCCTCGAAGGCGTCGTCGAGGATCCGCGGTTCTTCCCGTTCATCTGCGGGCTCGATGAGGGCGACGACCCGCTGGTAGATGCGCGCTGTCACGGCAAGGCGAATCCGAATCTCGGGTACATCATCCAGCAGGACTATCTCGATCGGCAGGTCGAGAACGCGCGCCACATTCCGAGCGAGACGAGTACCGTGCTCCGGCTCAACTTCTGTGTCTGGACGAGCGTCCACCTGCCGGCATTCGACATGGCGAAGTGGCGGCAGTGCGGCGGCCTGGTCGTCGATGACGCCGAGCTCGTGGGGCGGCCGTGTTGGGGCGGCTTAGACTTAGGCCAGAACGACGACTTCTGCGCCTGGGTCCGACTCTGGGAGCTCGAGTCGTGCCTGGCCATCCGGGTGCGCTTCTGGCTGCCGCGCGTCGCCTTGACGCGCTATCCGGATCGTCCCTATGAGGAATGGGAACGGGCGGGGATCCTCACGGTAACGGAGGGCGATACGACGGACCTGGACCTGATCGAAGAGGTCGTCCTCGAGGATGCCCGCACCGACGGCCTGCTGTAGGTTGCGTTTGACAAACGGTTCGCGAATCAACTCGCGCTGCACCTGCAGGGCGCGGGCATCACGATGGTGGACACGCCGCAGGGCTACGCGCTGAACGAGTCGATCAAGGCGGTGTCGAAGACGATCGCGGACGTCCAGATCGCCCACGGGAACCACCTGATCATGACGTGGATGATGGACAACGCCGTCCTGCGGACCGGCCGCAACCGCGAAGTCCGGCTGGATAAGGACGCGGCGAAGGAGAAAATCGACGGCCCCGTGGCGCTCGTGATGGCGAATGCGCGGCGCATCGCGCAGGTCCCCGACGTGCCCGCCGAGGACCCGGATTTGATGGTGGTCTGAGAGGCTTGATATGCCGGATCTGCCGAAACGCGGCCGCCCGCCGTTGACGCCCGGCCAGGCACCGACCCGCGTGGAAGTCCTCGTGCCGGCCACGCAATACGACCGCGCGCATCAACGCGCGCAACGGGACGGCGTGAGTGTGTCGTCCCTCTTGCGGCGCGGATTGACGCGCGAGCTCGCTGCCCCCGACGACGAATAAACCCCGTGACTTAATCGCCGATCGCCGGACCTGTGGCACGCTGGCGGGCACATGCTCCGCTGGCTGCGCTGGTGGCAGCCGCCCTATCTGCTGCGATCGGTGATTGTGAATCTGCGCCACGACGACAAGACCGCGATCAGCGGCGTGCTCTGGGCGAGCCGCGGCCCCTGGCTGATCCTGCGATCGGCCTCCCTGCTGCAGGCACAGCAGCCGCCGGCGGCGCTCGACGGCGAAGTCATCATCGAGCGCGCGAATGTCGCGTTCGTGCAAGTGGTGTCCTGATGGCGATCATCCAGTCCGCCGGATCGACGCTCGCGCTCACGCCGCGCAGTATGCCGCCGGCGTCCGCGCTCACGCGCCCGCGCAATTCCGATGTCCCGCCACGCTGGGGCTACGGCGATCCCTACGCGGCCATCTATGCGGCGCAGCCGAACATCCGCATCTGCGTCGACTTTCTGGCGCGCAACATTGCGCAGCTCGGGTGCCACGTCTTTCGCCGCGTGTCGGACCTCGATCGCGAACGCCTCATCGATCATCCAGTCGCCAATTGGTTGCGGCATCCGAATCCGGATACGACCACTTATCGGCTCTTCGAAAGTCTGATCGCGGATCTCGCGCTGTACTTCAACGCGTACTGGTTGAAGGTCCGGCTGGACGACGGGAACCTTCGCCT